AATAGACTTATTGAGCACCCCCGTCTTCCGCTTCCCCTTCTGGGCTCGCTCCGCTCGCTCCGGTGACGGGTGTGACGGGTGTCAAGTGTCCAAAATATGGGACTATTGAACTTGTAAATAAATTGTAAATAATTGTGAATGAATATTGAATTGTATAAACTATTTTAATATAATAATTATATCAGCTAATATATGAAAGGAGAATAAGAACATGCTGAAATTCTTTACAACCATGTTTCCGTCGATCATGGCGCTTGTGACAGTCCTTCTCGGGCTGGTGCTCGTCTGGATCAGACAGAGACGCGAAAACAAGATCGCCACGACTGGAAAGGATTCGGAGAGTCTGAAGAATGCGGATGAAGCTCTCACGAAGATCTATTCGATGTTGCCTGGACTCATTACCTTCTCGGAGACCATGAACAGCGGAAAGAGCGGAGCGATCAAGAAAGACTTTGTGCTCAATTACATCAAGAACACATTCGCGATGATGAATGTGGAGATCGATGAAGCGAGTCTGACAGCGATCTCGTCCGCTATCGATGACATTGTATCCGCGACTAAAGTCATGCATACGGGAGCGAAAGCAGAATGAAGAAGATCTCTGAAATGACTCTCGAAGAGCTTCAAGATTATGCGCTCCAGCTCGAATCCGATAAGACATCTCTGGAGACACAGATCGGAGAGAAGGACGCGTCGATCAAGGATCTGACCGACACAAATCTTATGCTCCAGCAGAGAAACAACAAACTTTTCATGCAAGTCGAACAGGGACAGAAGGAAGAGGAAACTTCCGAAGAGCCCGAGAAGGTTGAGACTTGCGAAGAGTACGCTATTAAAAATATGAAAGGAATATTGAAGTAATATGGGATATTCAATCGAAATTCTGAACACGATCAGAAACAACGCTTCGACTGAGTATAAGACCAGAGTCCCGCAGGCGACTCAGGACAACATCACCGCAGTCGGGCGAAACATTGCCGAGTATGACAATGTATATAATGAATTCATCACCACGCTTCTTCACAAGATCGGAAAGACCATCGTCACGACTGCTCTTTTCGAGAACAAGCTGAAGAAGTTTAAGAGCGGAAAAGTCCTTACGGGACAGGATATCGAAGACATCTTCGTCGCTTCCTTCCGAGCTGCTGAAGGAGCTTACGATCCCGAGGGCGGAATGGGTGACGGGGGAGTCAATCCCTTCAAGAGAAGAGAATATCAAGACGCGACTGTATATTATTACAGAATGAATCGTCGAGATAAGTATGTCATCACGATATACAAAGACGATGTGATCCGCGCGTTTAACTCTGAGACTGCTCTTGATACATTCATCACAGCTCAGTTTAATTCGATGTATGCGGGAGCTGAGCTTGACGAATATGAGCACATGAAGAAGCTTCTCGCGGAAGCTATTAAGGCGGGCGACGCTTACACTTATCTCGTTCCCGCGATCGGTGGAACGGATGACGCGCAGAACATGAGCGCATGCAAGGCTTTTGCGCGTACTGTCAAGAAAGCTGTCGCAGATGTATCTTATCCGACGGATCTCTATAACTCCGCGAAGGTCAAGAAGGCAACGAAGAAGAATAATCTCGTCCTGTTTATCAATAAGGACATCGCGCCACATCTCGATGTTGATCTATACAGTGTGATCTTCGGTCCCGATTATGCGAAGCTCGGAATCGAGGTCATCGAAGTCGACAACTTCGGAGATGACGCGACTGGGACTTATGCTCTTCTTTGCGAAGACAGCTTCTTCAAGTGCTTCGATGTAAAGAATGAGATGACTCAGCTTCCGAATCCCGATGGACTGTATACAAATCACTGGCTTCACATCTGGCAGATCCTCGCATACTGTAAGTTTGCGACATTTGTCCGCTTTGGTACTGCTGAGGTAACGACGGGAGCGTGATGACATGAGTGAGCCGAGAGGATTAATCAATTTAATTCACAGAGCTCCACTTGATATCACATACCAACATCAAATAGACTTCAAGAGTCCCAGCGAGCAAAGATCTTACTGGGACTCTCTTGTTAAATATAGGTTGAATGATTACACCTATATCAGACGCGAGCGGAGATCGGTCAAAGTCAACAAGTCTTTTGACGAGCTTGAAGGAATCAACTATCTCACATATCAAGCTCATGTCGGGAATGTGACTAAGTGGTTTTATTGCTTTGTGATAGATAAAGCATATGTAAACGACGAGACGACGACTCTCTTCTTTGAGATCGATGTCTTCCAGACTTACATGTTCGATTATAAATTTAAACCGACTTACATCAGTCAAGCTCATGTCGATCGATGGGACGCGAATCATCTTCCGATCTACTCTCGAACGGAAGAGTCTCTCGATTATGGAAGTGAATATATCACCGAGTCCGCATATAAAATGAAAGCAGATCACGACGCGGATCATGGTTTTTATTTAATGTTTGTCAAAGAAGCGGGAGACTCGACGCTCGTCGATGATCCGAGTGAGATCATCGGAAATCCGTCACCATATGCGATCTGGATCGTCCCCGACTTCCGAGATCCGAATGTAATATGTGGATGTTACTCGGGAACGACGGGAGCGAATCTTCAATCTCTTTCAAATATGAGTGAGATTCAAGCGTTCATGATCGAGCACGATCTCGGAAACATTATTCAGCAGATCGCTTATGTTCAGTATCTTCCTTTAAAATATAATATGGTCACTGTTACGGGAGACGAGAGCGGGATCAATCGTCTTTTTGACGCTGGTTTTATTTTTACATTTCATCAGATCCAGAACGCTACTCAGACGGGACATATAAATGTTATGCGACTGTTTATTATAACGGAAGATCAGCTCGTTCATGACTTCGCAAGTCTGGGAATTTTTGAAGGTCTGGAGAAGGATATTCCGAGCGAAGAGATGTGGACAGCATTGAAGAGCTCTCCGAGGAAGACAGAACGCGATCGTCGATATGAGTCGAAGCTTCTCTGTTTTCCGTATCGATATAACATCTTTACGGACTGGGTATCGACTCCCGCGCTGATCAAGAATGAATATATCAGCGGAGACGCGATCAAAGTCAAGGGATCAATCGGATTCAATTTTAATGCGCCGCGTCGCTTCTGGATAGATAATTATCGGAAAGATCCCGAAGGGCGAGAAATTTCCATTTCTCAATTAATTCCGATGGAGCAACCGATCATCACAGACGCGTATTATAGTTACATGCTCCAGAATAAGAATCAGATCAGCGCGAACATGACGAATGCTCAGATCAACATGGCGAGTGGAGTCGCGACGGGTGTTCTCGGAGCTGTGGGATCTGCTTTGATGGGTAATCCCGCTGGAGCTATCGGAGGGCTCGCAAGTACTGCGGGAAGCTTCGTCAATGGTGCAGTCAATTATCAAGCGATGATCCGAAGCGAGAACGCGAAGCAGAAGGACTTGAAGAATCTTCCCGTCACGATCTCGAATTCAAACGACACCAGTCTCGCGCTCTCGGATGGAGCGACATATCTCACGATATATCGAAAATCGATATGCTGTGAATTTAAAGAACAGCTCGCGCAGTACTGGCACATGTACGGATATAAGATCAATAAGCTCGAAGTCCCGCGCTTACGATCCCGCGTCCGTTACAACTACATCAAGACGATCGGAGCTAATATCGAAGGAGCGATCGAGAGCAATTATCTTGCGACTCTGAAAGCGATCTTCGACAACGGAGTCACGATCTGGCACTATTCCGAGAATGACTTCAATCCGCTCGATTACACATACGAGAATCCAGAGGTATTATTAATATGAAGAAAAGAACAACATCAACAGACATCGATAACTGGAGAACGGAACGATTTTTATATCACCGCTTCAAAATGTTAGCGATCAATCAATTCAAATGGAACGGACTTCCCGAGACGATACAGGAAAGACACATCGAGCACGTTCTTTTTGATGAGGGACGAGTCCTCTTCTTCGAGGATAAGACGGACGGACTTTTCTGTCTTCCCGCGATGGAAGGACTCGGCGTCAATGTCTATGGAGATCCGCTTCACTACACCGCAACGGGCTTCAATCGAACTTTTAAAAACATCCCGCTCGATAAATGTGTGCTGATCGAGAATAATAAACTCCGCATGCCGACATTCCTCGCGATCGATTACTTTGTGAATCAGCTTTATGAGATCATCAGAACGCGAGACACCAACATCAAGACATTGAAAGCTCCATTCTTCGTAGTATGCGATGACAAGTCTGTTTTGACTTATAAGAAGCTCATGGAAGAGATTGAAAAGAATAACTTTGCAGTCTTCGGAGACAAGAGCTTCAATATTGAGGACGCGATCAAGGTCTTCCAGACGGGAGTGAAGTGTCTGACTGCTGAGCTGACGGATGTATATCATGACATCATGAATGAAGCTCTGACATATCTCGGAATCAATAACGCGAACACAGACAAGCGGGAGCGACTGATCACATCGGAAGCGGACAGCAATAATCAATTCATTGATTCATGCGCGTCAATGTTTCTGGAAGCTCGTCAGCGAGCATGTGAAGAGATAAATAAGAAGTTTGGTCTAACTGTTTCCGTTGAGCTGAGGACTCCGAGGATCGAAGAAGCTGAGGAAGGAGAGATCGACAATGTGGACAAATCGGAACATGATTAAGAGATCTTTTCCATCTGGGAACAGTCTCGTCACGATAACGCTTTGCGAGCTTCTTGAAGGCGGATTCTGTCTCTTTGATCCAGAAGATAAATATCCGATCTGGGACGAGAATCACCGCGCGGAGCTGGAGAAGAAGATCATCGAGCATTATATGTATAGACAGATCGGATTCGAGACTCCAGCCCGCTTTAAATTCGAGCTGAATAAGCTCATGCGGGAGATCATGCCGAATTATATCAAGATCTGGAAGACTACTCAATATAAGTATAATCCGATCGAGAACTATAATATGCGCGAAGGATCAACCGACATCGCGGAGCATGCGAGCGACGATCAGCACCAGAGTACATCCCGTTTCTCAGACACTCCGCAAGGATCAATCGATAACATTGATAAATACATCACGACAGCGAATAAG